GATCGGGACAACAGCAACTAAAGAGGTATTGATTACAGATCGCAAGCCGTCGGGTACTTTGGAAATTGAAGCACCTGCTTTGTCAAGCAAAAACTTCTTTACCATTGCCACCGGAACAGCTACAGGGTCAAATAAATTCACTTATGACGCCGGTGGTGCTGGAAAGAAAGTTGAAGTCTCTTGTCCTTACACAGACATCAGCGCTCCTAGTTATGGAGATAGCGAAGGAATCGTGACTTTATCCTTGCCATTTGTTGCGACACCTAGCAGCGGTAACGACGAACTTTCAATTAAATATTTTTAAGTTGTTGCGTGCTCGTATGTAGGGGTTTACCCTATGCTCACGTATTAAATATTTATGGCATTCGTATTAAAGCAATCTGACAGCTATTCGTGGCCCGTCAAAGTTGATCTACCAGAAGATGGCAAGTTAAAGCGTCATACTTTTGAAGCGGAATTTAAAAACGTTTCGCAATCTCGTTTTCAGGAAATGATTGATCAGTCGTCAGCAGGTGAAATTAATGACATTGATGTAGTACGTGAGGTAATGGTTGGTTGGTCTGGAATCTTGGACGACAAGGGCGAAGAGATGCCTTTTGTTAAAGCTAAGTTCGAGGAATTATTAGACGTTCTAGGGATCTCTTCAGCAATTGCAACGGCATTTATAGAGAGCCGTATGGGAGCTAAAAGAAAAAACTAGAAGGCGCTGCTATTCATTGGTGTAGTGGTGGCGTGATTGATAAAACCCAGGAAGACGCAGCAGTTTTAGGCGTTGCATTACCTGAGACTGAGCCTAAAAAAGATTTCGAGGTTTTTAAAGAAAACATGCCAGCGGTAGAGCTATTTCTACGTGTTCAGACGCAATGGCGAACTTCTGTAGGCGGCGTTACTGGATTGGACTATGCCAGCGTAATAAGCACAGCTAAACTCTATTCAGTGGAAGACCTTCCCTCTGTGCTTGAAGATCTACAAATCATGGAAGCAACCGCAATGGCAGAATTTAATAAGGAGACTAAATAAATGGCACAAAAATTTGACCTGTTAATCAAAGCAAAAACAGCAGGTGAAGCTGGTATCAAGCGCATGGGTAATTCCATGCAGGGATTGCAAGGGAGATTAAAGAACGTCCGTATGGCGGCGTTGAGTGTTAATACAGCGTTTAGAGCTATGGCCGTCATCTTGACGGCGGGGGCATTTACAAGGGTTATTAAAGGATCAATTGATCAAGCTGACGCCTTTGGCAAATTAAGTAGACAAACAGGCGTAGCGGCTGACACTTTGCAATCGTATGTCAACGCAGGAAAGTTGGCAGGTGTCGAACAGGTAGCGATTGATAAAGGTTTATCGAGACTTGCTCAATCCATCAGAGAAGCCGATCAAGGCGTTAATACATACACCGATTCTTTTGAAGCTTTAGGCATCAAGGTTAGAGATTCACAAGGGAACTTGAAATCAACAGAGCAAGTTTTTGGTGAAGTTGCGGATCGTTTCGCAGACATGGAAAACGGCGGCACAAAAGCCGCCTTAGCTATGGAGCTATTTAGCAGGCAAGGAAGGAAGTTGATCCCACTTCTAAATGAAGGAAGTGCAGCTATGAATGAATGGAATTATGAAACAAGTGAAGGCTTCGCAGCGAATGCTGAGTATTTCAATGATCAATTAACGATGATAGGTTTCGGGTTTGATGGATTCAGGAAACAGTTGGCAGATGCTGTGTTACCTGCCTTGAATGCAATTATGGAAGCATTTAGAAGACTATTTGAAAGTGGAAATGATTGGCAGGGATTTTTTAACTTTATTGAAGGCGGACTGAGGTCTATTTCTTTCTTGTTGATGTCAACTGTCGTTTTAATGGAAGAAATGATTGCTCTAGGTGGAGCAATAGGTACAAGATTTGAAAAGTTCTTTGGTGGTGACTTTAAGGGCATGGATGAATCAGCGGAAAAATACAGGAAGGGATTTTTAGAAAGATTTAAACGTAATCAAGAGACATTTGGCAAGATTGTTAGCGGGTCTTCTGAAGCCGGTGAGGATTACTACAAACAAGGCACACAAAAAGCAAAAGAGTTAGAGGCACAATTGACTCGTACTTTTGGCGGCTCAATGAAGGCTAAAATTCAAAACTTTTCTAAAACTGTTGGTGATTTAGGGTCAAACGTTGGCGACGTTGTAATAAAAGCCTTTAAAGGTATGGAAGATCAATTGGTGAATTTTGTTATGAACGGAAAGATGGCTTTTAGAGATTTAACAAGGTCGATTCTTGCTGATATGGCTCGTATAGCTATCCAAAAAACAATTATGGAGCCAGTCACTGGATGGTTTGGCAATTTGTTTAGTTCAAAAGGAAATGTTTTAGAAAATGGAAAGCATCTTAAAAAATACGCAAAAGGTGGCGTAATAGATAGCCCTCATTTTAAATACATGGCTAATGGGGGCGTTGCTGTTGCAGGTGAGGCAGGCGCCGAGGCGATACTACCGTTACGTCGAAGGAATGGAGTCTTAGGGGTAGAAGGTGGAGGCTCAACAGTCGTTAATATTGCTGTAGATGCCACAGGTAGTTCAGTGGAAGGTCAAGAGATGGAATCTAGGCAACTAGGTCAAGTACTTGCTCTTGCAATTCAAACTGAACTAGTAAGGCAGAAACGGCCTGGAGGATTATTAGCGTAATGGCAGCCTTTCCAAGTATTGATCCTTCTTATGGAGTGCAGCAAATAAGCGCTCCAGATGTTCGTGTCGTTCAGTTTGGGGATGGCTACCAACAACGGTTGCGCTTTGGTGAGCAAAATAATCCAAAAACTTGGTCTGTTGCATTTGAAAACATAACAACTAGCGACAGTGACACAATCACTGCTTTTTTAGATGCTCGCGGAGATGATGCGGCTAGTTTCGACTGGACGCCTCCCGGGGCTTCTTCATCTTCAAAGTATGTTTGCTTTGAATGGAATAAGAGCATTAATTACGCAAATTTGGCCACAGTTCAAGCAACATTTACAGAAGTATTTGAACCATAAATGGCATTTACTGCATGGGCTAGTGGTACTGCTTATTCCTTAAATGATGTAAGGAGAGCGACAACCCTTCAAGATTCAGGGCTTGTTTTTAAATGTACGACTGCTGGCACCAGTGGTTCATCGGAACCAGACTGGGGAACAGATATAGGATCAGAGGTAAATGATAATACAGTTGTATGGACGGCAGTCAGTAGCGTCTACGAAGAGCTAGCTGTTTTAGCACCAAACGTGATTATTGAACTTTGGGAATTGCATTTAGTTAGTTCTTTGCATGGCAGCACTGATGTTTATAGATGGCATAACGGAACTAACAACGCGGTTTCAGGTGGCATTGTCTGGAATTCCAATACATATACCCCACAACCTATTCAAGCTGAAGGTTTTGCATATTCAAATACTGGTTCTTTGCCAAGGCCGACTTTGACTATTGGAAACCTTGATAGGTCTATTACTACGCTATTAGTTTCAGTCAATGCAACAACTGCAGGCAATGATCTACTAGGGGCAACGGTAAAAAGAATTCGCGTATTGCGTAAACATTTAGACGGCCAGTCGGCGGCTGATCCTTACGCAAGCTTTCCAGTGGAGAAATTTTTAATAGATCGAAAATCATCAGAAACAATTGATCAGGTTTCATATGAGCTTGCAAGTGAGTTCGACATGATCGGGCAAGCTATACCACGTAGACAACTAATTGCAAATGTCTGTCAGTGGGAATATCGCTCTACTGAATGTGGCTACTCAGGTTCTAATTATTGGGATGTTGACGACAATGTTGTAAGTGCATTGGCAGATGATCGCTGCGGAAAAAGAATTAGTTCATGCAAGCTCAGGTTTGGTGGAACCAACGGCAATGATCCTTTACCCTTTGGCTCATTTCCAGGGATTGGATTGCAATGATGGAATTAACTGCAGAAGTCAGAGAGGCAATACTGCAACATGCAAAAGATGATGCACCAAATGAGGCATGCGGATTGATAGCCATGTTTAACGACAAGATGGTTTATTACCCAAGAGAGAATATATGCGCTTTTCCAGATCAAGCTTTTGGTCTAGATGGGTATGCAGAAATAGAGGACAAGGTAGATGCAGTCGGGGGCGAAATCATAGGCTTAGTACATAGCCATCCCGGACTAGGTATTGAATTTTCTTCTCTGGATTTAAAAGCTTGTCGAATTAGCGACCTTGAATGGGTGCTTGTAGATCCTGTATCGGAAGAGTGGGGATACTGTAAACCTAGTGAAGTTTCTTTTAAACTAGAAAAGGCTCTAGAACGTGAGGAGTTGGCGCAATGAAAATAGTAAAGGTCTATGGAGCCTTAAGGAAAAGGCTTGGAGGTCAAAAGCGTTTTGAGTTGGATGTAAGTACTCCGGCCGAAGCTATAAAAGCATTAGTTGCCAATTTTCCGGGTTTAGACGACTGGTTAATTAATAGTGAAAATGAGGGCCTTTTTTATAGAGCAAAAGTAGGTGTTGAGTGTTATGCGGAAGAAGATTTAGCGACGCTCTATTTACCTTGGAGTGAAAAAGAGGTTTTTGTAATTGAGCCAATTTATCTGGGCGCCTTTT